AAGGGGGGCTAGTCATGGCCGCGCTCGAAATAATCGCCGACACCTACCAGATGCTGACTTACGACCTACAGAGTGCCATCGACCAGTACACGGCTGCGCTGGCAGCCCATGCCAGCACCGTCGGCGAAGCCGCGCCGGGGACGACGATGCTGGTCGAGGCGATCGTCAAGCACCACGACGGCCTGTTCGTCATCGTGCCGGCACCGGCCGCTCCCGAGAAGCAGCCGCTGCCGACCGACCCGAAATATTACAAGTCGAAGGCCGAGCAGTTGGCCATCGCCGCGCAGGCGGCCATCGCCGCGCAGGCGGCCAAGGCCGCCGGGGCCGCGCCGCCGGAAGTCGAACCGAAGTGAGCCAGCACCGGGGTATCGTCGCCGCGATCCTGGCGTCGGCGCTCGGCATCGTCCTCATCATTATCGCCGTCGCCGTGGCTTTGGGTGTAGAGGTGAAGGAGCTTACCCGCGACGCGGCCATCGCGGCAGTCGGTGCCCTGGCCGGCGGATTAGTCACCTACTTGGCGAGAAGCTGACCATGTGGACCCCGACGGAGTTCCAGAAGCGCCTGATGGAGCACGGCTACCCGCTGCCCCAGTACGGTGCCGACGGCTACTGGGGCGACGAGACGCAAGCTGCGTGCGAGCGTTGGTTCAGGGACGGCGTCGACCTCGGCACGGCGGCGCAGCCGCCGCCGGACATCACGATCGTCCCGCCCGATTGGATGCCGGATTGTCCGATGGAGCGGATCATCGTCCACTGGACCGCCGGCAGCTACGTCGTCTCGGCGACCGATCGCGAGCACTACCACATCATCGTCGGCGGCGACGGCGGGCTGGTGCGCGGCGACAAGTCGATCGAGGCGAACGTCTCGACCTCCGACAACGACGGCTATGCCGCCCACACCAAGAGCTGCAACTCGGGTTCGATCGGGATTTCGGCCGCCTGCATGGCTGGCGCAGTTGAAAGTCCCTTCAAGCCGGGGTCCTACCCGTTGCTCCTGTCGCAGTGGGAAGTCCTCGCCGCCGTCGCGGCTGACCTCGCCGCTGCCTACGGCATCGAGGTGTCTGCGGACACCATCCTCCAGCATGGCGAGGTTCAGGCGAACCTCGGCATCCCCCAGGACGGCAAATGGGACATCATGGTCCTGCCGTGGGCACCGACGCTGGACGCCGGGGAAGCCTTCCGTGATGCCGTTCGCAGCTCGCAGACGCGGGTCCGGAGGTAGTTTTCATGAGCATCACGACCATCCTGATCGTGATTTTGATCCTGATCGTGATCGGGGCGTTGCCGACGTGGCCCTACAGCTCGGGCTGGGGGCCTTACCCTTCGGGGGTCGTCGGCGTCGTCGTGCTGGTGCTCATTCTTCTGCTCGTGACCGGGAGGTTATGATGTCGATCGGGTTCATCTTCTGGCTGGTCATGATCCTGTGGTTTTTCTCGTGGCTGTTCTACTGGCAGGCGGGAAGCACCTATCCGTGGGCGATCCACGCCAACGCTTTGATCTTTTTCGTCCTGTTGTTTTTGCTGGGCTGGAAGGTTTTTGGCTTCGTCATCCAAGGCGCATGAGCCGTGGCGGGGTTCATGCCGAAATTCGATAGAACCGACCCGCCGCCTTACGACTATGGGAGAAACGTGATGAGCACGACCAAAACCCCCGAACCAAAAACCCCCGAGCTTGACGAGAGCGGGCAGGCACCGCCGGCCGGCGGGTCCGTAGGCCCCCCTCCTTCCCAATCCCCGTTCGAGCCTGCGCCGGAAGAGAAGGACGACAAGGCGAAGGCGCACAAGGACGAGAAAGCGCCGGCGCACAAAGACGAGAAAGCCCACAAGTGATGGTGGACGGCTTTCATCGCTATCGCCGCTCGCAGATCGCCGAGCTGCGCCCGTGGGAGCCGGGCGACGACATGAAGGGGGTCGCCATCTCGATCCCCGACGCCGCCGACGGCTCCCCCAAGGCCGGCGACATGATCGCCCGCAACCCCAAGAACCACGACGACAAGTGGTTGGTCGCGGCGCAGTATTTCGCCGACAATTTCGAGCCGATCTAGGAGAACGACCATGACCAGAGCCGCCGTCAGGGCAGAGGAAGACAGCCCCGTCACCTTCGCGCCGGGGGTCGAGCCGTTCGCTTTGACTTCACCGGAAGTGACGTTCATCCAGACGCATCAGAGGATCGTGACGCGGGCGATGAAGCCCTATCTCGGGGTCGTCGACGCGGCTTATGAGGCGGGTTATCCGATCAACGTCACCCCGCCCGTGGCTTCGGGCACGGGCACCGTCGGGCAGACCCTCGCGGTGACCGTGGGCACCTGGATACAGTCGCCGACTTATACATTCCAGTGGCTGAGGAATGGCGTCGCCATCGCCGGCGCGACGGCGCAGACTTACCTGCTGGTGGCGGCCGACAGCGGGAAGACGGTTTCTTGCGCGGTGACGGCTACCGTGGCCGGCAAGACCACGACGGTGAACTCGAACGGGATCGCCGTCGCGTGACCAGGCTACCGGATGGATCGGGTTTCTTTGTCGCGACGGTCGGCGAGCCGCGTGAAGACCCGATTTGCTGGAACCCGTGGAACAAGGTCGTGCAGGATCATCGCGACGGCACGGTCCACCACGATCTGACCAACGTCGAAAGGGCGAAGCGCGGCTTGCCGGTTCCGTGGCTGCCGAAAATGACGGACACCGACGTCCGCGAGCCGCCGGTATTCTGATGGCGACGCTTTCCGCCGAAGAAATTCGCTACTTTCAGGCCCTCAAGCGCCGGAAAGCGTCGATCACTGCCAAGACTTCCCTCCTGGCTTTTGCGAAAGCCATGCATCCGGACCCTGAGCACCCCGACGATGCCGATTTTTCGCTCTACCGGCCGGCTTTGCACCACGAGGTCATCGCCGCAGCCCTTGAGGAGGTCGAAGCCGGCCGGCTCCGTCGCCTGATCATCAACTGCCCGCCGCGGCACGGGAAGTCGGAACTGGCTTCCCGCCTCTTCCCACCCTGGTTTCTCGGCAAACACCCCCGCGACAGCATTATCTCGGCCTCCTACAACGAGAAATTCTCATGGGATTTCGGCCGTGAGGTCATGGCGACGATCGAAGACCCGATCTTCAAGCAAATTTTCCCCGAGATCGTCCTCCGCACTGCCTCGGTCGACCGCATCGAGGTGGAAACGGGCGGGAAAGTGTTTTTTACAGGCAGGGGAGGTTCAATTACGGGTCGCGGAGCGATCGGGCTTATCATTGATGACCCGATCAAGGACAGAACTGAAGCTGATAGTCCAACCGTCCGCGAGAAAGTCTGGAAATGGTATACCCAGGTCATGCGGTCTCGTCTTGTGACCTCGAAGGGCTGGATAATCGTCATCCAGACCCGCTGGCACGAGGACGACCTCGTCGGCAGGCTCACTGACAAGACAAATCCGAGCTACGTGCTCACCGAAGCGAAGAAATGGTCGATAATCGACCTCCCGGCCATTGCCCGCGACCACGACCCCATCGGTCGCAAGCTCGGCGAAGCCCTCTGGCCCGAACGCTTCCCGATCGACCACCTCGAAGACCTCCGTGAAGGCGATCCGAGAGGGTTTCAGGCCCTTTACCAGGGGTCACCGACCCCCGACAAGGGTAACTTCTTCCCCGGCGACTGCGTCATGACCTACACCAAGGCCGAGATGCCGGCGCGCGAGGATCTTCGCTTCTACGCCGCTTCCGACCACGCCGTTTCGCTCGCCCAGGACCGCGACAAGACCTGTTGCGGCGTCGTCGGCGTCGACAAGGACCAAAACCTGTGGGTGATGCCGAAACTGATCTGGGGAAGGTATTCGACCGACCAGGTGGTCGAGCGCATGATCGACCTGATGGCCGACTACAAACCCCTCTACTGGTGGGCAGAGAAAGGGCATATCTCGAAATCTATCGGCCCGTTTTTGAGAAAGCGCATGCTCGAACGCTCGACTTTTTGCAGCGTCGTGGAGGTTACCCCCACCCACGACAAAAAGACCCGGGCACAGGCGATAAACGGGCGCATGGCCATGCGTATGGTCTACTTTCCTTCCTTCGCGCCGTGGTGGGCCGAGGCTAGGGACGAGCTCCTCAAGTTCCCCTACGGCACTCACGACGATTTCGTC